CTCACACCGTGTGGTGTGAGCAGCAAGAAGGCGGACAAGAGCAGCGCGATCATCCACGACACACTGTCTTGAACCTGCAGTATGAGCAGGGGTATCGGGTGCTTACCGTCTTGCCATCAGGGATGGGAAGTTGTGGCGGCATACGATCCTGATCCCTGAACTGCCGTGCTACCTTCAGCGTACGCCACGCACGGTCACGCTCCTCTTCGCTGACGATGTACTCCCTGAAGGAGAAGTCGTCGGCGTTGACGTAAATGACACGGGCTGGACGGGTGATGCCGTCTCCATCTTCTAGGGCAATGGCATAGAGCGCCGCTTGAGTGGCGTGCTCTGGCTTGGCTGAATCTTTCAGCCACTTAAATGCTGTCGCCTTAGTAGACTTGAACTCCCATACTTCTTGCTTGCCGTCTTTCCAAGTGACTACTGCGTCAATGTTTCCCGCAAAGTCATAGTACGGCATAGCCACTGGAACTTCCGTCTCGTATCCAAGGATGTCTGGCGCATCTGCAAAGACACTACTGATCCACTCGGACACGGCATGACCGCGCTCAAAGATACGCAATGTCTTCTGGTCAAAGGGTTCCCCCTTCACGCCAGTGCTGTCGTACCAGTGCGCCCTGAGGCAGCCCCCCATAAGGGAGCCACGCCAGAACGCCTTGGACGGACGACCAACCTTAGACTTCTCTGCGAGCACAGCGTCAAACTGTTCGCCTGCTGTACGCATGTTTCCTCCTACTGTTCTCCGCTGGTGAATGAGGTGGTCGCCTTGCGGAAGACCAACTGCAGGTCACCAATCGGACCGTTGCGATGCTTCGCTACCTTGACATTCACATTGTCGTAGAACTCATCGCCTTGTTCCTTGGGTCGCCAGAGCATGATCACCACGTCGGCATCCTGCTCAATACTACCACTATCTCGTAGGTCAGCGAGGCGTGGCTCGCCGCTGTCACGATACTCAGAGTTGCGAGAGAGTTGCGACAAGGCAATGACTGGGACGTTGAGTTCCCGTGCGATCTGCTTGAGACTGCGGCTGATCTCCGATGTCTCCATCACACGGTTGGCATCCTTCTGCTGGCGGATAGCCGACAGCAACTGGATGTAGTCAATGACCACCATGTCTAGCCCTTGCTCCTGCTTGAGCCGACGGCAACGGCTGCGAATCTCAAGCGGGGTCAGCGCAGACGAGTCGTCCACGTAGATCTTCGCACGAGCAATCGCGTCCGATGCCACGGTAAGTTTCTCTTCCTCCGCCTGGGTAAGCGTACCCGCACGGATCTTACTGATGTCTACGTGCGCTGCATCTGCAAGGATGCGTGTGCCGATCTGCTCGCTTGACATCTCAAGAGAGAAGATGGCAACCGACTTGCCCTGCCGTACTGCAGCGTTGGTTGCGAGGTTGACAGCCAGTGCCGTCTTACCTACCGATGGGCGAGCCGCGACGATGACGAGGTCTGACTTGCCCCATCCGCCGATCAACTTGTCCATTGGGATGATGCCCGACTTGATGGTGTCGTTCTCGCCAGCCTTCGCCTTGTCATAGTGATCCCACGACAAGCCAATGACATGCGACAGATCCAAGAACGTAGAGTTGGTACGGGTACGGGCAAGGCGGTACATCTCTGCCTGCGCCTTGTCTACTGCCTCGTCAGAGGACAGCCCCTGATACCCGATCTCTGCGATCTTTCCTGCCGCCTCAATGAGACGACGGCTTACTGCCGACTCCTCAATGAGGGCAGCGTATGATTCCCAGTTGGCTGATGTCGGGGTGTCCCGCACCAGATCACCAAGCACCGTGCTGCCACCGATGGTAAGGATCTTGTTGCCTAGTTCATCGGCAACAGTAACCGTATCAACGGCACGTCGCTGCTTCACTAGTGATTCCATTGACTCAAAGATTGAGCGATAGCCGTAGTCGTAGAAGTCTTCGCTGCTAAGCACCGACATAACTGGTACTACTACGCTATCGTCAATGAGCATTGAGCCAAGCACGGCACGCTCTGCTGCCGTGTTGTTAGGCTTTACACTTACTGTCAAAGATCTTACCTCCATACTCTGCTTCCTCCTCGGTAGACCATCTGACCCCCTCGGCTTCATAGTTGTAGGTAAACCATCCCCATGTCTTGCAGTTGTCGCAGTACACTGCGGCGCAGCAGCCGTCATCCCAGATAATCTCTGGATCGTTATGCCCAAGTTCCCGAACACCATTGATGTTATCGGCTACGAACTCGGCTAACTCTGGGGTAACGTAATGAGGGAACGACTTAATCTTTAGTTGTTCATTAACTATCTTACGTCTTTTATCTTTAACCTTAGTATCGGTAGTGTTAAATAATCTTAACGTTGTCTGATAAGAATCTAAGGTAAGACTACATCGGCAGTCCTTCGTCCCGTTCCCGTGCAGCCTGCACATCTCCGACTGGACTGCGTAGTCCTCCGCTTGTCTCGCTAGTTCCATCTTCAGTTGCTTCCTGAGTTTCATCGGTCTCCTCACTACCTAGGTCTGATACATAGGTTCCATCCAGCCAGTCCCACTCAATGAGTTCCATGACTTGGTTGTCATAAACAAACTGATCGTACCAGTTCTCTTCAGCGATGTCAATCAACAACTTGCGTGCTGACTTCTCTACGATCTCATTGTCTTCGTCTGCTTCTTTGACAAGGATCGTAATCATTACTGGAATCGTTACTGATTTAACTAAAGCACTCATCTTATAACCTCACTTGGAATGCGGTGATCAAGGCGGAGGCAATGAGTGCCCCCGCCAAGAACCCTGCAACAAACATCATGTCGTTGTCAGTTCTCAATCTGCTCCTCAATCTCCATCCCGACATAGGGATTCTCTGGTGGGCTGATAAGGTCAAAGACCCTATCGGTCATCATGAGGGCGATAGGTGATGCCTCCACCTTCTCGCCATTGTCAAAGACCCGCACGATTACCGCGCAGTCCTCGCCCCACATCGTGCATCGCATGAGCGCGACGTTGTTCTCCTTGTTAAAGAGAGACTGGAATGTTGCGATCTCTTCTTGTGTAATCTTCTGCATCAATCCTCCTTAGGTGTGTAGTCTACAAGACTATGGTCAGAACCGCAAGCGCACTTATCGGTATTGCTTGATAGGGTCTCCTCAATGATGTCGGTCTTTGCTGGTTCTCGTACACCATAGACCTGATTGGTAATGAAGACGATAGCATCGTTCACATCGCTGAGGTCGGTGTTATCTACCGAATCATACAACTCATTGACCAGACGTGCAAGTTCGGTGATCGCCACGACCGTACCGCCATTGCGTTCTTGGAACTCGTTGACTGCCTCTTCTCCAATGGTCTGCCATAGATCCCAGTTCATGTCCATCAAGTCATCAGCATCTAGCGACCCGACCTTGTCGGATACAGCCTCCTCAAGCATTGACTCACAACTGGTGCAGTTCCAAGCGTCGTGGTCATGATTCTCATCAGCCTCTTCGCGAATGGTCTGGCAGTCACGGCACTCATCTGCGTCATGCTCATGCTCATCAAGGTTACGAATGTCATTGATGAGGTCGTCTACCTGTACGGAAATGTCGGTTGCGCTCTTGATAAGATCATTCTGATTAGACATAGTCCACTTCCTCTCCGTTCCTAAGGAACGCTACAATCTGGTGAAGCGGGAGCGTCACCTGCTTAAAGAATTTCTCCGAATACTTTGTCTCTCCGTCAAAGAAGAACTGCTGCTCTGCCAGTGATGCAATCCGTAACGCGTCCGTAACGACACGGTCAATCGCATCTATGTCTCTAGCCCAGTTTAGTCGCTTGATGTGCTCGTCTTTCATCTTACTCATCGTATCCATCCTTACCTTCTGCTTCTGCCGTGTCGTAGCAGTCCTCGCAATAGCCATTGCCGTTGCCTTTGTTGACACGTTCACACCACCCCTCGTCTATTGCATCATCGCACTGGTCGCACGTGATGCCATGCGGGTTGTCCGCATCCCAACTGTAGATTGCGTAGAGTCCATCCCCTGCCTCGTGCCATAGGGTTTGATGCGTACTAAGGCTTAGCGGATTACCCACTACACCGTAGTGCTCAAACGCACAGGCATTGCAGAAGAACTCTGGGTCTTCGCTTTGATACCCAATAGGGATGTGCTCAGCCATACACCAACTCCCCAAATACTGCGTACTGAATGATGACCTCACCACCAGTAGCGTCCATGTCTACCTCACCATCACGTGCTTGGTAGAGGTGCGGATGATTGGCGAATGCCAATGCAAAGCCGCGCTCAATGTCAGCCCTACGAATAGGAACCCATGTGTTAGGGTCGCGAGTCGGCTCACCCTGATCCTCATCTTCCTTAACATACACGTACACAAAGTCATCGGGGAGATCGGCAAGTTTGCCGTACTCCTCCGTACCAAACGGTGCGTCATTGTTTACGTACCACGTGCTCCACTTGTATCCCTTGCACTCACCCCAGTAGTTGATGCCACCCTCAATGGCGCAGTGCAGAATGTCTACCAAATCCTTAGGCTCTAGTTGCACTTGCAAGATCTTCACGTACTGCCTCCTTAAAGTCTGCGATCGCCGTCTCCTTGTCTACCAAGAAGTACGCCGTCTGCTTACGATACCCATTCACCATAGCAGAGCACACGATTGCGCCGCTACCCTGCACGGTGTATGTGCTTACCTCAATCTCCTCGGCTGTCGTATCCACTTGGTCTACCTCCTACTGTCTCTCGTACAATGAACAGGTCTGGCTCCATGTCTAGGTTGTACACCTCGTACTGGTATCGCAGTTCCTTAAACTCTTCTAGCCAACCCTCAATAGTATGCGTAATGTATGTGTAATCAAACACATCGTATGTGCACGAGGTACTCTCTACCTCAATCCAGTAGCGTTCCTTGTGCGTAATCTGATGCGGACCAGTACCTTTGTCTGCCCTTTCACCGTTGATGTCAAAGCCCTGATCATAGAGCCATTCGTTCAGCGCCTTCACTGCATCAGGCATCCAGTTGTTCATGCTTGCAGTACCTACATTGTCAATCGTAATGTATACCCTAGCGTGGGCGCTCATAGGCTCCTCCTTCGTCAATGAAGATCAGCCGACCTCCATCGTTCATCTCATCGTCCATTGATACTGCTACCCAACGATAGCGGATAGTCTGCGCGGCATCATCCCTAAACTCAAACTTGAGTAGAGGGAATCCGTCTGCGGATACATTGCCACCTAC